TTACGCAAGTGGAACCAAAGTTCTTCTGTTACCTCTTTGCCATCAAGCAAGTTTGCGTACTTCACTGTTCTTGAAATCATTATCTATACTCCTTTTGAATTCATTTTGAAATTTTCAGTACCGACATGACCTTAGTCGTCCAACCCCTATCCCGTACTGATTAATTAGCTAGTTACCCTGCAGTAAGACCCAGGATTGTGAATACTTCTTCTGGTTTTGGAAGAGTAGCTTCGCCACTTTCGTCACCATAAAGTTTCTTCTCAAGATCTGCAAGTTTAGTCTTGTCAACAAGTGTGCTGTTGATTTCGATATGGGCAGTTGGTTTCATACCAGCTACAGTAGTTGGTACTGTGTCGAAGTCCCATGAGAATTCCAGCGCATCTGGTGATTCATTGATTGTTTGGTATTCCTTACTTGATACACCAGCAGATGCAGAGTAAACCAAGTGAAGGATATAACCATGGTCAAGACCTTCAGTATCGTTACCGATACGAGTACGGTAAGAAAGACCGAAGTCTGAACGAGCTTGTCCTGATACAGTTACACCAGCAAGAGCTTTAGGTGTTCCGCCAGTAGACATAGGCGCACGCTTACCTTGACATGCATTCCATTCTTGTGGATAAGTGTAAGCAGAGATTTGACCTTTGAAACGTTCTTCTGAACGCAAGTTGAGGTACTTCTTGTTGTTAGCATATTTCGCAGTAGACTCAGCGCCTTCTGGTGATTCTGATACTTTAGTCAGACCATTCCACGCAACACCTTTGTCATAAGTACCGTCGGATTTTTTCAGATAGAGGACACCTTGATCCACACCATTTTCAAATAAGCGTTTAGTATCCTCATCCCATTTAAGCATTACCATCTAGTAATTTCCTCCAATAAAATTAAGCTTCTGAGAATTCGCCAAACGCATTAATACGTTCACCGTTCTCAACATTACCACATGCAACATAGCGACGTTCGCCGCTTTCTGCACCAACATATGATAGCCAACGGTATCCGTCAGCGTCCATCCAAGAGTCATATACAAATGACATCTCAGGCGTATACAAAGCTACAATATCGCCTGTAAGGCTTGGAGTTTTGCGTACATTCAGACCTGCGACCTTAACCGTAAACTTACCAACTTCGTCGTGATTAACAACTTCGTCAGCAGGTGTGATTGGTTGAGGTGCGATAACAGGTTCTGGCTGAGGTGTATCTGAATATGGTGGATAGAACCATCCAACGATACCAGTGAAGTCACGAGTGTTGTAACGAGCAGGAGCACCTACATAGAGGGCGTCCCAGTTACCATCAATGTTTTGTTCAATAGTAGACATAGTATAGCCGTCAGAGTCTTCAATAACGAGACCAGTATGACCATAACCATGTTCTGCTACCGCCATAACAAAGATAGCACCACGACGAGGATTAACCCCAACTGCGTCATAAACAACTTCGTAACCTAGGCTAGCCGCAGAGTCGAGCAAGTCGATAGCGTTACCCCAAAGAATTTTACCGAAGTAAATTTGGGAGATGCTGTTAGGCAGGTCTACACATTGTGTACCCCAAGAACCATCAGCATCCGTACCGATACCTTGGTCGGCAAGATTGCGGGCAAATTGAATAACTTCATCAACTGTTGCCAAATTATATCTTCCTTTCTATTCGTAGATCACAAACACTTTGTGATAGAGACCGTTTACTTTATACTCAGTTCTGAAATCCGAATACATAAATGTGTTAGGGATTTTAGTAAATACTTCATCGGCTTCGCTTTTAGAAATATAGACGAGCTTATAATTAACCCGAGTAATATAATTCTTATTATTGGCCTTCTGAGTATCGACGTCTTCCCGTGTTACAATACACGCAGGGTATTTCAACTGAATATTTTCTGGAGGTGTAAAGTAAACATTAGGACAAATCTCATCTTTTATCTTAAGAAGTACTTGTTCTCTTGTTTTCATTCTTTCACCTTAACCAATTCTTCATAGAAAGACTTAAAGTCCTTAAACTCCGTACCAGTCCAAACTTGAATATCGCCATCTTTAAAGACTAGCGTGTATTTACTAAGAGAGTTTTCCAACCCTTCTTGGTAATCCTGCAGCCCAATCTTAGTTAGCGCTTCAAGTTTTAATTCATTTTGACTTTTCTGAGTAGCAGACGTAACAACCTCGGCTAAACGATCTCTGAGTTCGGAAATCTCCATATCCTCAATAGTCAAAACCACACGAGGTGGGTATGGACGAATACTTCCGACTTTGTAATAGGACCCCATATACAAGATATGAGAAATCCTATTCACACGGTCGGTTGAGTCGTTCATCAACGAAACATCAAACTTCAATTCAGCCTTAGTGTTTTGGTTTATTGAGCTTCGGTCTTCTACGTTAAAAGATTTAGAAGAAATCTTAGCGGTTATAAGGGGCGATACAGTATACTTATACTCATGCACCCCTACGCTAATTTCTTCAGGCTCTTTAGAACGGAAGATAAGTCGAATTCCAGCTTTTGTCATTGTATTACCTTCCTATCTACCAGCCGCGCTTATTCCGCTTTCTTTGGTTTCTTTGGTTTTGGAGCTGTTTCAACTGTTCCGAGCTTCTTCTCATCTTCAGTCATATCAGCATTGTTTACAGCTGCATCATAATCTACAGCCTTAGCACCAATACCTTTCACTTCAGTTGGGTCAGTTTGAACTGTCCAAGTTGGTTTAGTCTTAAGACCAGTAGAATCAAAGTTCACAGCAGTTTCCTCAGTTGCTTCTGGATCAGTTACCTTAACAACGATAAATGATTTAGGAGTAACGATAGCGCCAGACAGACGAGCATGCATCAAGTATTTATGTTGCATGAAGTCGATATCGAAGCTATCGAATGTAGCGATTTGTCCGTTTGGAGACATACCGAACTGATAGTCAGCCAAGTTACCGATTACGAATGTTCCTTGAGGAAGTGCACGGTATTCAACCACGTCTTCACACATGAAGTAAGCTGCAATGTTTGCATTACCTGGTACTTGGTTGTTATCCATTGATGGCGCATACAAGTAACGGCCATTACCATCTTTCAACGTCTTCAACTTAGCCAAGTCAAATGGGTTGATGTAAAGTGATGGTTTACCAGAACCTTGGTATGCTGGGAATGCTTTTTTGATAACATCATCAACTGCAGTCTTGAATGTAGCAGATGTGATGTTGATTGTAAACAATGGGTGATCCTTAAGGATTGGGCGAATATGAAGTTCGCTAATCTTTTCAGGGTTACGTTTACCAGTAGAAAGAGTCAAGTCACGGCCATCTGAAAGGAAAGCAGCCTTAACAATTTCTTCTTTGAATTTAGCAGTTTGAACTTGTTGGATAAAGTTTACAGCCGCAAATCCGCCATCTTGTAAGTCAATCAAATCGTCATGATCGATTGTTTCGCGACGGTGAATAGAGCCGGGAGTAGTTTCACGGAAGTAAACTTCTTCGATAGAGTCCAGAGTTTGGTTACCTTTGATGTAACCACGAGCACGAGCTTCGTCTTCAGTCAAGTTAGCGAACAAGTTCTTAACACGTGGAAGTGGAGACTTACCGAATTGACCCATGATCTTATCGATATTTAATCCACTTGGGTTATAAACATTCAGACCACCGTTAGTAGCTGGTTGTGGGAACAGAGTTTCCATACCAACCAAACCATGTTGGATAGAATCTTCACCCAATACGCCATTGGCACGTAATACACCTGCGAGAGTAGAAGCGTTGCCGGAAATTGCGCTATGTAACAGAGTGTCAAGTTCCTTGTGATCTACAGCTGCAGCGCCTTGGAATTGGTTATGTTTCAAAATATCTTCTCCTTCAAAAATTGAATGCGACACGGATTCCCCTGCATCGGCAGAATCATCACCTTCAGAATAACCGTCTTCAGACTCGAATCCATCTTCATCAGAATCGTCATCTGAGTCGTCATCTTCTTCATCATATTCGCCTTCTTCTTCAAGACCGCGAATTTCTAATTCATTTTGAGCTTCTTCATCTTCCTCAGCATCAATAGCCTCGGCGATGTCTTCCACAACACCGTTGACCAATGTTGCCAACTCTTCATCAGTAAGCCCTTCTAAAAGTTCTTCGTATGAACGAGACATCCGTCCCTCCTTTTCTTCGTCAACCTCTTCACCAGAATCGTCTGAGTGAAGAAGAACCTGCGTGAGACCGGTGTAAATGGTCGCACGATCACTTTCATACTCTTCAGTCCCGTAAGCGCTATGGAGCATAACATGTTCGATAACAGCACCAGGGTTTGCACCCTTAAGAACTAGACTTACTTCATAGATCTCTCCATGGATTACGTCATTACCGTTCTTACGGATTCCGCGAGCTCCGATAGACATAGCATTTAAATCACCATGCTTAAGGAGCGTACGAGTATCCTGAGCATGTTCTGTATCATTAAGATAACCATACCCATAAACACCCTCATCGCGGTGCTGAAGAATCATATACCCCAATACATTTGAGGGACTGGAGTAATCGTGTTGCCATACGATAGGCACTTGAGAACCATTGTTTTGTCGGAAAGCATCGTGACGAATTGTCACACCATCCGAACAACGAATGTCATTCTTAGTTACCCATCCGGCGAAATCAGCCTTTTTTCGCAACTACTTTTCCTCCATAAATTTTTATACATCCAATGGGTTACCGTATTCATCTACAGGATTGCCGTTGGCGTCAACATAACCACCTTGACCATCTTCATAGATTTCAGGATAACCTTCTTGGGTTGTACCATCATAACCACCTAGACCCATTAAATCAGTACCTGTTGAGATGTTCTTATTAAAGAGCATATCGCCGATACGACTTGGGTGAGGTGCGCGACCTAACATTGCACGAATTTCATTCGATGTGAAAATTGCATTACGAGCAAAGAGGTCTGCCGCAGTACCTAGTTGTTCAACCGGTAGCATACGGAATGGGTCACGGTAATACTGGATCACCTGCCCTTGAGTACGAGCTGTCTTAGTTAGGAAGATACGGTTGATACCATCAACAATAGTCTGAAGTACAGGGTCAACGGCTCTATGGTAATAGAGATTTAGTTCAGCCTGACTTGCAGTACCATCTAAGACTTTGGAAGAAATACCAACTTGGTTATAATAATCCTGTTGAAGCTTACGAATGTCATCCACAAGGTTGTTGTTGATATTACCACCTGTATGAATAAACTTCTCGTTAGCATCAAGGGTCGCTATACCAAACTGGCTATCTGCCAATTCTTTTTCAAGCTGGGTCTTACGACTCTTAGCCTGTTCCTGACGTAAGGAGCTCTTTGTGGCATATGGGATTTGGATAAACCCGTTAAGTTTACCAGCCGCCACTGCCTTATCTTGAGAGTACATTAAATCCATCTTTTGCTCAAGCAACTTAAGCGTTGAGTTACGGTCTTTAAGTAGACCAATAAGAGGAGACTCTAAGATAACAATCGACTGTTTGGACAGCGTCAAGTCTTGTTCTAAACCATTTTGATCATTATAGACTT